CTCGCTCGCCTTTGAGTCCCGCAAGCTGCTCCGGCGTAAAGTCGGAATATGTAAAGGCATCCCCCTTCGCCCCGTCGAAGTAGTCTATTCCCTTCTGTGGCGTGTAGCCATCCTGTCCTCTTTCTCCCTTGAGTGCCGCAAGCTGCTCCTTTGTAAAGTCCGCATAGGTAAATGGATCTCCTTTTTCCCCTTTTGCCCCCTGCAAAGGCCCGTGGTTGTCCCATCTCTGCGCCTTGCCGTCGTAGATGTAAATGTCATAAGGCTGTGCCGCGCCCACGCCGTATGCGTCTCCGGCATCGGGTCTTGCTATTGCCTGCCGCAGCTCTGCCTCTGTCGCAAAGCTCCCCAGAATCGTCAAACCCTTGCCCGTTTCGCCCTTCTCCCCTTTCAGTGCCGCAAGCTGTGCCGGCGTAAAGTCCTCGTAGGTAAAGGCATCCCCCTTCTCCCCTTTGTCGCCGTCGAAGTAGTCCTTTCCCTTCTGCGGCGTGTAGCCGCTGTCGCCCTTCTCGCCTTTCAGCTTTGCCAACTGTTCAGGTGTAAAGTCCTTGTAGGTAAACGCATCCCCTTTTGCTCCCTTTAGCGTCGCCAGCTGCTCCGGTGTAAAGTCCTCGTAGGTAAATGGATCTCCCTTCGCCCCGTCGAAGTAGTCTATGCCTTTTTTGGGTGTGTAGCCATCCTGTCCGGTATCTCCTTTTTCCCCTTTCAGCTTTGCTAGCTGCTCCTCGGTAAAGTCGCTGTAGGTAAACGCATCCCCTTTTTCTCCCTTTAGTGCCGCCAGCTGTTCTTCTGTGAAGTCCGCATAGGTGAAGGGGTCGCCTTTGTCGCCCTTGGCGTTTCTGGCAATCTCCGCCGCCTCCTGCGCCTCCTGTATTGCCGCCGCCGTGTCTGTCTGCCGCTGCTTTTCCGCACCTTCTCTTGCCGCTTCTGCGTTCTCTCTTGCCGCTTCGCTTTCCAGCACCTTGGAAACAGAAGCCTCCATCTGCTTTAGCTCGCTTAGCTCGCCCTTCCAGTCTCCGTCTGTGTCAATCGCACCTTCCACAAAGACAGGTGCTTTCGCCGTTGTCCAGTTCAGCACGCCGTCCGCGTCATTCCCTCGCACGGCAATGAAAACCGTCCCGTTCTCTCTGAAAATCCCTGCATCCACCTCAAGAAATAATGCAATACTTTCCTCCTGCACCGTCTTGATTAAAAGCAGGGTGTCCTTCTTCCCGCTCTTGTATTCCACATCCAGCCGAAATGTCAGCGGCGAAAGGTCAATTCTGTCCGCCTCGTATC